CGAACAATTCTTGCTCTATTCTCTATGTATAACAGATCACCAGAGTAAATATCGATAGATCCAAAGAGGTTACCACTATCAATTGTACCTGAAGCTCCAAGGCTACCAGTTAATGCTTCACCATCTGTAAAGTTACCGTTTTGTGTTTTTTCATTTTGATGGAACCGTAAGGCAAACCCACCACCTGAATCAACCTCATCAACAATAGCTGTTGCGCCTGATGTTCCACCGGTAATTATTTCATCCACCGCAAATCCAGTTGTAGTAATGTTTTGAGTCAATGTCATATTTCTATTTGCTTTAGCGCTCACACCACTAAATCTTCCACCATCAGAAGCTGAGTCAGTTAAATCCAGATTTCTAAAAAGAGATATTTGTCTAAAGTCGTTTGTAATATTAAACGTTCCAGTTTCACTGCCATCAGGTTTAATGTTGAACATGGCGCTAGAGCCTTTAAGATCAGCCTGAGCATCTTTACCAATACCATCACGTGGACCAATGATTGGCCTCAACGTTGCATTTCCTGTAAAGCTTACTGAAGCATAGTCGTATCCTGAACCTAAGCCGGCTGACTCGTTATTCATTTCAACTTTAACAATTGCACCACCATTGATTGTTGCAGTTGCTGCAGCACTAGCACCGTTTCCACGGAATGTTAATGTTGGAGCAGATGAATAACCATCACCACCATTTACAACCTCAACACCCAAGATTTGACCGGGAGTAGCTGTGTTTTGAACATTTAACTGTTGTAGTTCAGTTGTACTACAAGAGGAAGAGTCTTTTGTAATTACTCCAACTGGTTGTAGACCAGCAGTTAAGAAGTTAGTAGCGTCACCTGCACCAATAGCATATAGAAGCTTCCAACGGTATCCGTCTGAAGTTTCAAAGGCTTGAACTTGATTTTTACTAGCTCCGCTGAACGACGGCTTAACTGTCGATGGGTTTGCTGAACCAGTTGAAGATCTACTTTGCTGCAAACAAATATAAACTTCGTTATCTTCTGTAAGAACATAATATGGATTTGTTGGATAACCCTCTTGCTTGTCATTCCACGCTGAATATATCGTACCTGAAGACCAGTTGTTACGAGTGATAACCATTGAAGAGGCTGTAATCTTTTTAACTGATTCAAGGTTTCCTCTTCCGACTCTTTCTTCGAAAGTGTGACGTATAGGAATAGCTGTAGTATCAGCTGAATCATATGTGTCAGTCTTACCAATTCCAATATAGAATTCATTTGAATCCCCGGAAAGCTGAACTTCAGTAAGTAAATCTTGTGCTAGCTTTCTCTTTAAAGGGTCTGTTACAATTGCGCTCATATTATGCCACCGTAGTTACTGATTGATTTCCGCAAAGGAACCAATTGGCTCCATCCCAAATACATGTTGCTGCTTCGTTTTGAGCAATTGCAAAACTAGTACCTGCGGCAAAATTGGCTGGAGTTACTGTTGCTGCTCCAGCACCTTTGTTTGAGAATATTTTTTGTTCACCTACAACAGTGCCGTCTGCTAGACTTACTGCTAAGGCTGAACCTTTATTACATATAATATATGATGCGGCAGTTGAGGCTGCACCATTTGCTGTTATTGTAACAGCTTTAAGCGAAAACTTAGATTGAATATCTACTGAACCTGTGCCTTTACCAGCAAGTTCCAGATTTAAGTTTGTTCCACCACCAACTGCGTCGACGGTTGGATTACTGCCTGATGCCGCGTTACCAATTGCTACATTGTTAATTGCTGAACCAGCTTTAGTAAATGTGATAAGCTCATTAGCAGATGAATCAAGAATCAATCCTAGTTTACCGGAATTGATTGTTGGTCCATCAAGAGTTTTAGCACTCAGGGTTTGAGTAGCGGCGTTAAGTGTAACAATACCACCAGCATCGGGTAATTGAATTTGACGATCAGCGGATGGATTAACTGCGGTGAGACGAGTCTCGTTACCATCTGCAGTAGCACCTTCAAATACTACAGCACTATCTTCAAGTGTAATTTGTGAAGATAGGGTGTCGCTGTCTGTACCTAAAAAGCGGTAGAGCTCTACGAAGTTCGCATTAATTTTTGTACCGGCTGTGCGGAGAGTATCTCCGTTACCATCATTGGCTGATGAGCCTATACCTAGATTTTGTCTTGCCATTTTCTAATCCTGTTTAGCTTATTTATATCGCAGAATCTGATGAAAGCCGCGTAAAGAAGTCATTATCCAAAGTTTCTATTGTCATTGCAAGATCAGGTCTACCTGAGTTGGCGCTGTCATCCAGTGTGAATGAGTTCGGATTGAGCAATGTTTTAATATCGTCGTAGTATGTAATCCAGTCTGCAGCTGTAAGATCTGAATCAACTGTGTAATAGAACAATTCTTGTTGACGGAAATCGATACGGAATGTTGTACCATCGCTTGAATCTTGTAATCCAGTGTGTTCACCAAAAAGTGTACCGGTTGCAAAAGATGCTGTACCAGCAAAAATAGGATCGGCGGCTGGTTCTTCGAGCGGGTTGTGCAAGGTGATTGCCGGTGTCAACAGTCCTTCACCTGATAAGGTAACATCACCTGCAAAATGAAATCCTGCTGGATGAACGAACCTTTTATATAAATCTTGATAATCTGATACTGATAGACCAGACTTAATTAAGATTGACAGTACCTGAAACCGTTCTGCATCTTGTATTTTCTTTTGAGAATCAAATCCTATTTGATCTGTACCTACAAGAAAGATATCTCTTTTAGGATATTGAACTTCAACTTCTTCTCCAAAAAATCCACGAAAGAATCCTTCTGCAGATGGAGCTGTACCTTTTTGTTGATAGAAATTACCGAGTAACCTAGCCATCAACCTTGGATTTTTAAAGAAAGATGATTGTGTTAATCCGTTACCAATCTCACCAATAATTTCATCTAAAAAATCTTCATCAGTGTCTGGAATATCGCGTGCTTTAAATAAGTCTTGAGTTTTCTGATGGAAATTATATTTGCCACCATCGCTATCAAGAAACTCTTCATACGCTTCCATAAACGAAACGAACTTAGGATTATCCGCTTGGAACCACTCAGGCAAAGCAGTTGTAACATCTGCTCTTTTGAGTACTGGGTCTCGTCTATTTTTGTCTACTGATGTTATTGCCATGTTATGTTGTCAATGTTGTTGTTGTGTTTTGGAAGTCGACTGTACCAGCAGCTGATGTAACTGCAGTATCTAGATTAATTATATAATTTCTAAGTGGTTTAATAGTATTTTGATTTGCTGGAGTAACAGAGATATCTATTGATTCTCCATTGAATGCTGTTACGCTACTACCAAATCCATTGAGCACTATCTTTCCAGTAGTTTGATTATAACTTCCGATGTTGTCTTGTATAACAACTCCATTAGTAGAATCAAATATTTCTAGAGTAGTAGACGATAATCTATTTCTTATAATGCAAGTATTTCCGCTCTGCGTAAATGGTGTAGATGTTACAATCCGATTTACGTCGTCTGGTGCAGCTAATGCAACCGGTAAGAGTAACTCATAGTCTCCAGCCGTGTTCAGCGTCGGTGTGAAGCTTTGTCTCACTTTAACTGTCATGTCAGAGTTCAATATTGCTGGTGATAAATTGTCGATAGTTGTAAGTAACTGTGACCGCCTAAAGATACTATTGAACTTTCCAAGATTTGCTGTAAAGAACGTAGCCATCTCAGTTTTGATATTATCTTGTACAGTGTCAATCGTAAGGTTTGTTAAATCTGGATCAAAATCAAACGTGATACGTAATTCTATAAAGGTGTTGATAGGATCTACGAATTCTGCATCTATCGACATAACTCCTAAGTTAGGAGCAATTACGTTCTGAATAGTATTTTTAGTGTCAGTTTGTACGTCAGCGGAAATACCAGTTTTGAAGTCTAATGAAAGATAAACATCACCAAAAGTTGCAGGGATATTATCTTCTCCGCCCCAAGCAGCAACGTCATCTAATATTGTTGTGAATCTTTGTTTAATAATAGCTTTGTAGTCTTCAGCAGTTACTAATCTTTGTTGAGATGCAAAAGTAATAGGTGCGTTTGACTTGATTGACGCTATTGATTCTTTAGCATCACCACCAGCCGAACTTACAGTTGTAGTGACTGTTGGAGAATAACTAGTTCCACCAATTGCTACTGTGCTGTTTGCAGTAAATGTATTAATAGAGTTTGCGTCGGCGCCGTTCGTTGCAAGATATGTAACAACAATCTTATTTCCTGCAGTAGGTGCTTGGCCAAGTACACTACCATCTCCAAATAGAATTTCAAATTGTCCATTGGGTGTTTCACGAATGATATAAACTTTACTGGTAGTGTCAATCCTTACAACTGTTTCAATATCGTTGTAAGCGTTAAATGTACTAGATGTTGTTGTGTCAAATACTTCAACCTTTAAAGTATTTTTATCTAGATCAGCGTCGGGGATCACATAGACTTGATTTTCATCAGTATCACCGACAAGGAAAGTTTTAGTCTTTTGAGTTCCCTCAGTGATTTGAACAGCTGACAGTCCAGTTGATGTTTTGAATTCAAAAGTTCCAGTTCCGTCATTGACAGCAGAGTGAGCTTCTAATGTTTGAAACGTAAAAGTGCTATCACCAAGAGTTCCAGTGAACGTTGTAAATGCTGGTATCGTTGCGCTAGCAGTAACAGTGTCTGTAGTTACAACCTTAAATCCAATAGTGGCAAACGATCCAGTCTTTGACGCTGGATAGTAACCTAGAGTTTCAGCATGAGCTACTACAGAAGATCTTAGCTGAGATGAATTTAGGAATGATTCGTTAATTGCAAAGTTTGCAGTTAATCCATTTAGGTGTGTGTTATATGCTAAGACATC